TACTGGCCCCTCTATGGGCAGCTTCTTAAAGTCAGCAGTCTCACCCTTGAATAAGAGTAAGTGGTCACCACCGTGTGAATCACCCACCTCTACTGTAAAGTCAGTAGTATCTGTGGATTGAATGTGTATAACAGAACCGTAGCGTGTTAGTGTCAAACCTGTGACAGCAGCACCATTAGTAATGTTATCATAGTATGTAGTACTGACTGTCGTGCCTGAGAACGTATTTAAGTTCTCTGCAATGATGTCTGTTGATGCACCACGTTCTGCGTTCTGTGTTAGTGATGTACTACTCTGTGTCGATGACTTAGTAGCAAACTCAACAGTGCTTGTGCTTGCACCCTTTGTTAGTTTTAATCTGTATGTTGAAGAGTAGTCAGCTTGCTTGACATACACCAATGCCTCAGGATTACGTGAGGGTGATGTGTTAGTTCCTTTAGCTACTACTGTGTTCTTGTTAAGAATAAAAGTTGTATCAGCAATAGAGACAGCAGCCAACTCTTGGCTTGGGTCAGTCAATCCAGATAGGTATGAGGCTGCATTATTAGTTACAGTCTTTGATACACCATCCTTGTCAAATACACTGATTGTACCAGCAGTATCAATAACCATAGAGTAGAACTCATTCTCATCTCTACGGATAGTATGGATAAAGGCTTTGTCTAGATTACTAATAACTCCTAAGTCAGCAATGTGCTGGGAACTAGGACGCTTGGACAAACCTGTAACAACATTAGATAAGCCGTTTTCCTGTAACTCTGCCTGTGTATTAAGACGTAGAGATGGTGGTTGTTGTGATACACCGTTAATCAGATTGGGGATAGATTGACTGATGAGTGCCATTAGAGTGTTCTCCGTCCCTGCCTGTCGATAATACTAAAGGTGTCATAGTTGTCAAAGATGTTGTGGTCATCAGCAGCCTTGTCGAACTCTTTAAGTTCTGTTAGTGCTTGTGCCTCATCTCGTATTTGGAAATCATGTAATGTGTTGGAACCTACAACCCTATCTTGGAAGATACGTGTGGCTCTCATTACTATGTAGCGTTTAGCCACCTCTGGTAAATCTGCAAAGTTTAGCTGTACGACAACATCAAGTGCTGCCTCTGCATTGATTGTAAATGTATGATTCTTTCTGTCATACATCTTCAGACCACGTTGTACTAGGTCTGGACTGTCTGGTTTTTGTGTTGCATCTGCACGTAGGATGTCATTACCAAGAATGATTTCACCATTAATATCCTGTGCATATGACTTATTTAATTCTGTGTTAAAGTGCCAGCCCATAGACTGCACTTCACGGTCAACTGTATCTACTATAGATTCTGCTATCTCTGCCTCAAGCAAGCCAGATGATAGACTACTAACTGGTGCTTCGCCAATGGCAGAAAGCATTGTGTTGACCGCATCTAATTTAGTTGTTCCTGCCATGTTATCACCATTTTACTTTATTAGCCCAATATGCTGCACTACTTTCACCTCTAGCTATATTCTTACGATGTCTAGCTTTGAAAGACCTGCGTTGCTTTTCATTCTGATTTGTCTTAGCACCCTGCTCACCAAATCTAATTATCTTTGGATCAGTCTTTGAACCTACTAATACAGCATGGGACTTAGTGGCATGACTAGGCGTTCTCTTAGGTATACGTAAACCCTTGAAGGTTTCACCTGCATGTTGAATAGTCATGCTTTTTTCTTTCCGTACTTAGCCATGATTGCAGCTACCTGCTTTTGTGGCTTACCGCCAAATGACATCTTCTTGCCTGTTTTCTTGGCTTCAGCTTGAGCAGCAGCTACACCTTCTTTAGTATATTTGTATTTCTTTCCACCAACTTCAGGCATATCTTACTCCAAATAAAAAAGGAGAGAGGCTCTAGAAACCTCTCCCCTCGTTGATTATACCTCAGACAAGCCGATGCAGCAAGCAGGACGCAGGACGTTATGCCCCATTGCGTACTTGGCTACCATCAGTGTGCCTTGACGATTAATCTGGTACTCTGATTCCATGCCAAGGTCAAGCAATTTGACAGTAGCAACGGCATCAGGAGTGAATACGAAACCACGGAACTGCTTGGCTTCTGCAACCATGTCACGTCCATCTACAGCAGCAGTTGGAAGATCGTAATGAGTTGTGCGGCCTGAACCAGCAGTGTTAGCCAAAGGCTGGTTGTCAGATGTTACACCCTCATTAGGATCAGCCGTTACTAGGCTGGTGTACAGGTTAGTTACGTTAGCATGGTTTGACATGATAACAGGCATACCAGCGATTGATGGTACTGTAGCACCTGCTACTGAACCTGTGCCACCAAAGTCACGGTTCATGTAAACAAGCTTGCTACCATCAGTAACGTCAAGCAATGCGTAGTACTGGTCAGGAGCCAGAACAACGGTTGCACCTTCAGTTGGTACGTTCTTGACTTCCATCTCTTTACGAGCGTCAAAGATAGCTTTAGCAATCTTTGCTGGGTCAAGTGAATCAGCAGTGGCTGTACCGATGTCTACGTTAGCTGTAAAGTCTTCTTCAGTGAAAGACTTGTAGTCTTGGATAAGACCAGCAGCAGCAGTTGCGTTGGTTGACAGAGCAGCCTTAACGAGCATACGTGCTACGTTACGGTCAGCTTCGTTAGCCAATGCGATACCAGCTTCTTTAGAGTAGATGCTACGTACATCGTAGTGGTTGATTGCTTCGTCAATGTTAGCAATGAACTGGCTTGAGATAAGCAAGTCATCAATCGTGACGATACGCTCACCTGCACGAATGTTGCCACCAGTGATTTCGTTTCCGGGGGTCAAGTATTCGGCAGTTGCACGTCCTGTCATTGGGAATGATGCAGACTTACCTTTTGAAATTGTGCGTGTACGCACCTTGTCCATAAGGACTTTCTTTTCCTCAAAGGCGGTAAGGACTTCCCCAGCATACAGCTTGAGAAACAGGTCTCTTACGTCACCTGAGAGGTTATTCTGACCCTGAAAGCTTACGGTGTAAGCAGGGTTTGAAGCAGCTTGTGCCATTTTTAATTACCTCTTAGTAATGTTAATGTTGAGTTGTAGTTACACTCTGCATTACATTACATCCTTTCTCCAAGATTGTCCCTCGCAAGGGGTCAGGGGTAATCGTTTGTATGTTTGCTTTCGTGTATAGGGCGTCCCCTATTAAATACACCCACGTTAGGTGTACTTAAAAGGAGAGGGGAGCAAGCCCCCCAATCCCATGCAACAATTTAGAACAGACTAGACTTAGCCAACTTATCAGCTACGCTTTGCCTGTAGGCAGGGTCTTTAGCATATCTAGGGTCACTCATTGCAGCAGTGAGTTCCGCAGTGCTTTCAAACTTCCCACCTGAGGATACAGCACCTGTGCCACCTTGCATTAGTGTAGGTTCTGCCTCAGAACGATAACGTGCGTTAAGACCTTGTACGGCTAACCTAATCATATTAGGGTCACCGCTTTCCATTGTCGCATTGTAGGCATTAACCTCATTATCTGGAAGGTTATCTGCTGCCCACTGAACCATTTGTGCGTACTGTTCTCCACCACCAGCAACTTCATACATCTGTGCGGTCATCTGTGCAGCTAGTGCATCCTGACCTGCAACCCATGAATCAACCATGCTGCGTGGGAACCCAGCCTCTTGCAAGGCTTGATACGCATCTTCAGACAAGCCACCATTCTCTGCATACTCCTGTTGGAATACATCAAAGTCTAGTCCCTTGTCATCCAATAACTGTGCTACATCAGAAGCACTCTCATTACCTGTGACTTCTACTTCTTCTGTAGTCTCTTCTTGCTGCTTGGGTTGACCAAGCTTACTCTCTAATGCTGAGTAAGCTTTAGCCATTTCTTCAGCAGACTTAAACTTCTCAGGCAACCAGTCAGGACGCTCTTCAGTTTCAGTACGCTCCTTGTCGAGCATAGCTTGAATATGTTCCTGTGATTCTGGTGTTTCTTCTTGATAAGTATTTAAGGCTTCTGCCATCTGTTACTCCGATTCTACTACGCCTTTAGCTACTTGTGGTGCTGCTGCTTGCATTGCACCCATAGCTGCTTGCTGTTCCATCTGTTGTTGCATCATCATTTGTTGTTGCATCATCTCTTGTTGTTTCTGCTCTGGTGATTTAATCAAGCCAGATGTATCAATACCAAGTGATGCAGCCAAACGGTCTATGTAGTCACCTAGATTCATTTCACTCTGGATAACCTCTGCCCCTAGAGGCTGTAGGTATTGGAGAAATGCTGCTAGTTTATTCAAGTCTTGTCCACGTCCAAGTGCTTCGATACCTGTGACGACAGTAGGTTTAACACTGTCCTTAGGCATACGAGGCATCTTGCCCTGCTTAGTCAATGATTCAAGTAGCAGGTTGATGAGTGGTAGCTGGAACTCTTGGGACAGGATGGAGTATACACCACCCAAAGCAGTCTCAAGTTCCTGTGCCATATACCTAATCTCTTCGGCAGTTACACGTTCTGCTGGACGCTGAATGGAAGAGTTAAGTAGAAACGCAGCAGCCAGACGCTCGTTAATCATACGCATAGTCTCAAGGGCTACACGGAAATCACCTGACTTCTGCACCTGTAGTGTTGATACATCGTTAGCATCACCTGTCAGGAACGCACCGTTTGCTGCTTTGGCTAGGTTCGCTGACTTGGTGCTACCGTTAGGACGTACTAAGAATAATACTTTAGATGATGCAGCACTACCCTGCACAATAGCTTGGGTCAATGCCTCAAGTGAACGCAAGTCACCGATGTATTCTTCGATGAAACCACGTCCATAATCCTCACCATCAATACGGATAAAACGTAATGGAATGAATGGGTTCTGGTCTTCTTTGAATGTACCACGTGAATTAGGTACTTCGATACCAGCCACCTCTTGATGTACCTCAAAGCCTTTAACAGTACGCTTGAGGCAGGTATACAGGTCATAGTTTTTCTTTGGTGTATCTGATGGGGGTATCATATCCCTGACTGTATCAGGCAGCATCATAGCTGCAACACTTTCCTTGGTGATAATCTCTAGGATATTACCCATAGCATCACGCTTGGTAGTGTAGCGGTCAGGTCTATATACTTTCATTCCACCCTGTTTAGGCATGTATACCAAAGCATTACCAGTTACGATAAGAAGCTTTAGTGCCTCAAAGACAGGCACACGTATGGCTTTACTTTCAATTTCCTGCATAGCTGCACGTTCAATACGTGCTAGACCTTCTTCTACTTGACCACGGTTATCACCTGCAATAGCTTGCAGATCAAAGTCGTCAATGGTCAGGCGAAAGAAAGGGCTATTGGGTGGCAACAATGCCATCAATAGTTTCGATGCAAGGTTGTTTACACCCCTTGCCCCAATGCCTTGATACGGTGTAGCATATACAGATGAACTGCTATGCCCTTCGTCTGGCAAAAGAGTAGGGATAGTTAGCCTCGCTGCTTCACGTCCACGTTCTAGGAACGTATCACGCTCACTTTCTAATTGACTGTAGCGTTTAGCTACTGTTCCTACTTCTTGTTCCATTAGTTATTCCTTACGAAGTTGGAATGTTAAGACCACTTGAGCCTTCACCACCTACGTTAGCAGCAGCAGGGCTGAGTGTCAGGGCTTTCTTGCCCTTCTTTTTCTTTTGCATCATGCCTGAATCAGTTTCGATTTCTGAAACTTCTGTATCTTCTGTACTTTTTGCTGCGGCTGTAGTTGTCACATCAGCAGGTGCTGCTTTCTTTATAGCACCCTGTTTTTCACCCAAGC